CGACTGATATTACTAGAGGCGACTTCGAAGATTCGAATCCATTTAGAGGAAGTGGTAACAATACTGGTATTAATAATGGAACTGATATTGATATTCCAGAATTAAACTTGGAAATGCAATCAGAGCCAATTGTTGCTAAGACTCGTAAATTAAAAGCAGTTTGGACTCCTGAGTTTGCTCAAGATCTTAACGCTTATCACTCAATTGACGCTGAAGCTGAATTAACTTCAATGTTGTCTGAATATGTATCAATGGAAATTGATCTCGAGATTTTAGATATGTTGATTTCTGCAGCTCCAACTACTGAGTATTGGTCAGCAGTAAACAATGAAACATGGAATGGTTCTACCTTTGTAAGAAGTGGTGTAACTGATAACTCAGGTTTCTATAACACGCAAGGTGGTTGGTTCCAAACTCTTGGTACTAAACTGCAAAAAGTTAGTAACAAAATTCACCAAAAAACTCTTAGAGGTGGTGCTAACTTCCTAGTAACTTCTCCAGATGTTGCAACAATCTTAGAATCTATTCCAGGATTTGCTGCCGATACTGACGGAACTAAAATGGAATTTGCAGCTGGTGTTCAAAAAATTGGTGCGTTAAATAATCGTTACACAGTTTATAAGAACCCTTACATGAAAGAGAATGTAATCCTTATGGGATTCAGAGGAGCTCAGTTCTTAGAAACTGGTGCAGTATTCTCTCCATATGTACCTCTTATCATGACTCCATTAGTATATGATCCGATTAACTTCACTCCGCGTAAAGGGGTTATGACTCGTTACGCTAAAAAAGTAGTTAGACCAGAATTTTATGGAAAAGTATATGTTAAGGGAGTTAATACTATCTAGTATTAATTAACTTATAATGTCTCAAGAAGTGTAGTCAGAAATGGCTACACTTTTTTTGTGGATATATACAAGTTTCTTAATAATTAGATATTTATATTAAACAGGATATTATGGCAACACAAAGAAGTAAATATTCCATACAATGTCGCATTAGATATTCCGGCAGACTCGTTGATGTATTAGACCGTATACGAGCAATTCGAATGGTATTAATGGTTCATATCGAACAAGATTTAGGCGATGATAAAGAACTCATTACAATAAAAATATTAACGCCGTATCCACCTCTCGATTCAATGTATGCGATTCGTAAAATGTGTTTAGGCAAAATTGAAAGCTTACACGATTTGCAATTGTTACAAACAACTCTTACTAAACTATCATAATAACTAATTTATGGCTACAGAAAACAAACAAAAAACTGTATTAAAAGGTCCAGTAACATTTTCATTAACATTGTCTGAACAACAAAAACAAGCAAAAACAAAAATTTTAACTACTCCATTTAATTTTGTTTTAGGTAAAGCTGGCAGTGGCAAAACATTGTTAGCAGTACAGATAGCATTGGATCAGTTTTTTAAACGAAGTATTACTAAGATCATTATAACAAGACCAACGGTTTCAACCGAAGATAACGGATTCTTACCTGGATCATTAGCAGAAAAAATGCAAGAGTGGTTAGTTCCAATACGTTCTAACATGAGAAAGGTTTATAATAAACCGCACCTTTTAGAAAAAATGGAAACTGATGAATCGATTGAATTGGTAAGTTTATCTCATTTTAGAGGACGTACTTTTGATAATGCTGCAATTATAGTTGACGAATTTCAAAATTTAACTAAGCAGCAACTATCAATGGTATTATCTAGACTAGGAAAAGGAAGTTTTATGATACTTTGCGGCGATTCCCATCAAATTGACTTAAAATTTAGAAATGATTCTGCAATACATGAAGTTCCAAAAATACGAGATTCTAAATATGTTAACGAGATAATTCTTACAGATAATCATCGCCACGAATCATTGGACGAAGTTTTACGCCTACTAACTGATTCATATTGATATTTATATAAAAAAGGAATAGAATGGATTATAGCGAAAACAAACCAATTTGGCCTGGGTCATCTTCATTTAGTCCAGGCGATACTCCATTTGGATTCTTTGACGCAGATCCGATCTTCCAATCACAAGCAGACAAGTTTGCAATATATGCAGCACAGCATTTAGGATACCCAATATTAGATGTTGAATTGCAAGATGTAAACTTTTATACGGCATTTGAATCAGCTGTAATAGAATATTCCAATCAAATAAATCAGGTTAATATTACAAACAACTTGATGAATACTTTGGGGGTATCGACAGCCTCACAATATTTAAATAATGGCAGTTTAACTGGACAAGTAGTAGGATCTTCTTTAAGCTATATCACAAAATTATCTAAAACATATGGAACTGAAGCAGATTCTGGAGGAAATGTACAATGGCATTCTGCATCAATTAATGTAGTAGCTAATCAACAATCATATTCAATTCGCGAAGCAGTACAAAACACACTAGGTATAACGTTATCAAATACAAGTTCAATTGAAATTAAACGGGTATTACACCAACCACCACCAGCAATTGTTAGATATTTCGATCCGTATGTTGGAACTGGGCTAGGATCTCAGCAGTTATTAGATGCATTTGATTTCGGTGGATTTTCGCCATCTGTTAATTTTATGATGATGCCACTTCATGCCGATTTACTACGAATACAAACAATTGAATTTAATGACCAAATTAGAAAATCACATTTTTCATTTGAAATACATGGTGATAATATAAAATTATATCCAGTACCGGGCACACAAGGAACTCAATCGAATCCATCATACGGCACAGTTTGGTTTGAATTTTTATTTGAAGAAGAAAAAGCAAAGGATGCACTTTTATTCGGTAATATCGCACTTTTAAACGGTGTTATAAGTGACGCATCCAATATACCATATACATATCAATCATACAGTACAATTAATGATATGGGGCGTTCTTGGGTATTTAAGTATGGCGTTGCCGCGGCAAAGGAAATGCTAGGATATATTAGAGGCAAATATTCATCGATTCCTATACCGAATTCAGAAGTAACACTTAATTCTGCAGATCTACTGTCTGCAGCACAGTCAGAAAAAACAGCGTTACTAGAACAATTACGCGCATTTTTAGCAGAAGTGACTAAAGAAAAAATGTTAGCACGCCAACAAGCAGAAAATGCTTCAATAAATGAGGTGTTAAGTAAGATTCCTTTAAAAATTTATGTAGGATAATATAAATGGCATTATTTGGTGGACAACGAGATTCAAAATTACTAGCTTCGATTAACTCGGAACTACTTAATTCTGTGGTGGACACTGAAATAGAATTATATAAATTACAAATTGAAGAAAGCAATTCTAATTTATATGGGGAATCTGAAAATAAATCATATTATGATTCAATTTTAATTCCATGTTTAATTACAAAAGAAAATAAAGTAGCTACCCAAGACGATTATGGTCATACATATACCAGAGCTGCTCAGTTTGCTATATCCAGAGACATACTTGTTAAAGCAGATATTTATCCGGAAGTAGGAGATATTATATTCTGGGACAATGAATATTATGAACTAGACAATGTTGATGCAAATCAATATTTCACCGGCAAAAATCCAGAAACGTGGCCAAATGGAAGTTCTCACGGTTATAGTGTATCTATAGTTGTAGACGCACATGCAACACGGCAAGTTCCACTAGGAATTCGAGATATCCGATTCGGCAGTGACGGGAAAATAGATGCATACAAAGGATTTTAATGGCTAGATATAACAAACAAAATATTGATCGTAAAACAAATAAACCAACACCAGCAAAAACGGAAGGTATAACAAACGATCAAATATTAAATCGGTCCGAACAAATTCGCCGGGATGATGACATCATCCGAACGCCAAAAAGAACTGTATATGATATTGACTATGCTATTAAATGGTATATAGATAACGAGATACAGCCCCAAATAACACATCGTGGTGAATTAATAAATGTCCCGGTTATATTTGCTAATGGTGAAAAATGGGACAATGTTCAGAGACTTGGATATATACGAGATGAAAAAGGAATGCTTCAATCTCCGTTATTAATGATCAACCGAAATTCTGTTGCAGAACGTTCTGAGTTACAAAATTTAGATGTTAACAGAACTCAGCCTGGAAGTAAACTAGTTTATCGAAACAAATACAATACAAGAAATCGGTATGAAGACAAATTATTTCCGATACCAAAGTATGAACAAGCTGGCTCTCAAGAATTATATTTAATTGATATACCAAAATATGTAACAGTTTCATATGAGTTAATGATGTGGTGTGACTTTACTACTCAATTAAATAGTTTGGTCGATCAGGTATTGCCATATAATAAATTTATGTGGGGAAACGGTCAAAATAGATTCTCTACTTTTATGGAAGTCGTTAATTTTGAAACCATCAACACGGTAGGTACAGATCGTTTAGTCAGAGCAACAATGCCTATAACAGTGCACGGAACATTGTTATCAGGACAAGAATCTAGAGAATCTACTCTTAAAAAAATGTATTCAGTTAAAAAATTAAGATTTGATACTGTAGTCGATATTGACTCTGACTTATTTGAATCGACAATAGTCCCAACTATAATATTAGCAGCATCTCAACAAATTATGTCAGGCGCAACTGTTATAGCTAGCAGTGGTGGAACATCGACTACAATTACTGCCGAAACACTTAATTATTTGACAAACTTAACAGATCAATATGCAACCGTATCAAATTCTACCACGGTAACTATTCCGGCGGCAGCTGCTAATAATCCATCTCTCACATCAACTGCAAGTAAAAATGAATTTGATGTATATATAAATGGACAATATATAGATAAATCAGTATATACCTGGACTCCA